AAGAAAAAAAAGATTATGCTGCTAATATTGGTAAAAAGAAATCTTTTGATATTACTTCTATATTAGCAATGGTTGCTGGTGGATTAGGATTAATAGTTGGAGGAATTACTGGATATATAATAAAACCATTTCAAGTATTATTTAATGCATTAAAAATTGTAAAACCAATATTTTCAGGAATATTTAATTTAGCTTCTTCTATGATTGTGTTTATTAAAAAAATTCCTGGTGTTGCTAAAATCTTTTCTTGAATTGGGAAACAATTTACGGTAATAACAAAAATGTTTTCTAAAGTTTCAAGTATATTCTCTAAAGTAATAGGTTCATTAAAAATATTAGGAAGTTTTGCTAAAGGTTTTATGAAAGGATTTAGTAAATTAGCATGACCATTAACAGCTATAATGGCATTATTTGATTTTATTACAGCATTTATGGGAACAGAAGGAACTATTATAGATAAAATTAAAGCTGGAATTTCTGCTGCAATAGTTGGTTTTTTAGAAATGCCATTAAAATTAATTGGTTGATTAACTGATAAATTTTTAGGAATGTTTGGTATTGAAATAGAAGGTGGAACTGGATCTAAATTAATTGAAGGATTAAAATGATTTATTGATAAATCACTCAATGTAATTCTATGACCATTTAAACAATTGTATAAAGCATTTAAATCATTAATAGAATGATTTTCTAGTGAAGACAAGACATCAATTTTTTCAACAATTTGGGAAGGAATTAAATCTTATTATGGATTCTTATGAGATACAATAAAAGCCCCATTTGTATGAATTAGTGATAAATTTTCTGAATTAACAGAATGATTTTCTAATTTTAGTTTTGGTGAAGCAATTGGAAAATTAATAGATAATATTAAAAGTGCTATGGATTGGGTTGGTAATAAGATTTCTTCATTAGCAAGTAAATTAAACCCAATGAATTGGTTTAGTGATAATGATGAAGAAGAAAATGTTAAAAAAGCTACTAAAGGAAAACTCAGTGAAGATATTAAATTAGATAATGATAGTTTATTAGGAGAGATAGTATCAAGTGTTAAAATAATAGAAGAAATATTAACAAAAAAATATAATGGTATTAAATCAAATAATGTAAATGATAGAGAATATAAACAAAATTCTGTTAGTTCAGCAAATAAAACTAATACTCAATTAGAAGGAATTAAAAAAGGAAATGAACAGGTTGCTCAGAACCAAACAGCTATAATAAATAATAATACAACGCAGAAAAAACAAGAAGTAAAAAGAATACCAGATGAATCTGAATCATTTGGTGTATTAGTAACTAATAAAGCTACGGGATGATAAATAATGGCTGATACAAAAATGAATTCAGTAAATAATCCATTTATAGAAGCAAGTAGAACTTTATGGATTCATTTTACTGTTAAAGAATTAAATAGTCAATCTGCTAATGGTAGATCAAAAATTGGAGCAACTTCTATTAATGAAAAATTTAAATTAATTGCACCAAAAGAATTGTCTACTAATCTTGGGCATACTTGAGGAGAATATGAAAGCATGTCTTCAAGAATTGCAGAAACCGGAGAAAAAGTAAGTAAAACAATGGCAGAAGCAGGGACTGTTTGAAAAGGATTAAAAGCAGGAGTTTCTGGAGGTGCTGCGGCTGGTGTAGCTGCTTTAAAAAGCACTCCAGTAAGATGACATAGACAAGATACTGCAATTACTTATTCAGATTCTGACAGAAGAGAAATTAATTTATCTTTTGAATTAGCTGCATATAAAGATCCAAAAAAAGAAGTATTTGATATTGTTAGAAAATTTGAAGTATATTCATGTCCAAGTATGATTCAATCATGAAATAATAAAGTTGTTCCTCCATATATTTTTTCTATTAATTCAGTTTTTGGAGAAAATACTTATGTAGATTTACTTAATATTGAAAATGCTGCATTAGTAGCTGTATCTCCAACTTATTCATTTCCTTATTTATATGCAACTAATATTTCTCCAGGTTATCCATGTAAATGCGAATTAACTCTTACATTTAGAGAAATAGATCCATTATATAGAACAAACTTTAATTATGAAGATCAATCAAAAAAATTAATTGTCACTACAGACAATGAAGATTTTGGAAGATAATAATGAAATATATAGAAAAAATAGATAAATCATTTAAAGAAGTTACTGGAAATAAATTATCTAATACATCATTATTAAATTTATTCCCAATATATAAATCAAATGAAAAATTTTTAAATATATTTAGAAATTATATATTGAATAATGATATTATTAATGATACTTCATATTATGAAATTTATGAAGTAAAAGAAAAAGATTGATTAGAAAATATTGCTTGAGAATATTATAAATCTCCATATTTGTGATGAGTTATTGGAATTGCTAATAATATTTATAATCCATTTGAAGAACTTTCTGAAGGAGATTTAATTAAAATTATTAGAGCAAATTATTTATATCAAATTTTAGCAGATATTAAAGTAATTGGTGAAATATAATGATCGGAAGACAATTTAATGATGAAGAATCTCAAAATTTTTCAGTAGAAATTCTTTTTAATAATGGTGATGCAATTTCTATTGGAACAGATAAAATTAAAGAATGTTATTTTATAGAAGATATTTTTTCATTTTGTAAACATGGATATCTTTCATTTTATGATGATTTTGGAATAATGGAATTTGGCCCAATTACAGGAAATGAAAAAATTAAAATCTCTTATGGATATGATCAAGTTAAAGAATATACTTTTTATATTACTAAATTTCCTGTAATTGAACAAATAACAGAAGGAAGTGAACAAGAATCTAAAAGACTTTTAGAATTTCATTTTATTGATTATCTTTATTTTTCATTGGGATTTAAAGAATATTCTTATGCTTGAAAAAACACAAAAAATTCAGACATAATAAAAGATATTTGTAAAAAATTTCTTAATATTACTGAATTTAATAATTGAGAAGATTCAACTTTAATTGAAACAGAAATTATAGATACTTTTTATATACCTTATTGAAATATTAGAAAAACTTTAAAATGATTATTAAAAAGATCATCAAATGAAAATGAAATTCCAGGATATCTTTTTTATACTAATACTACTAATAAACAATATAATTTTATTACATTAGATACTTTATTATCTAATAATAAATTAATGACTACAACTGAAATAGATAATGGTACTTATTTCTTTAATTCTGAATATGAAAATGATTTAAATAGAATATTAAACTGAGAACAAAATTCAATTGATACTATTAATTTTCCTATATTATCAGGAAATAAAATAAAAGGTTATAATTTTGAAAATAAACATTTTATCTCTAAAAATAAATTATATGCTGATAATATAAAAAATTATACATTATTAGGAAAATATTCATTATTTCCTGATATTAGTAATAATAATCCAAAAGTAATGCTAACAGGAATAGAATCTGAAAAAAGATTAAATAATGTATTTCAAGATGAATGAATTAAAAGATATAATAATCAAAATGTTTTAGCTATATATGTAAAAGGACATGAAAATAGACATGCTGATGGAATGATTAATATAAATTGACCTTCTTCAGATAATGAAAAAGAATTTTATAATAAAAATTCATCTGGAAAATACTTAATTAAATCAATTACTCATTATTTTAATCCTGGAACTAATCCTATTTTTGTTCAAAAAATGTTATGTATTAAAAATGGTTATTATGATTCAGATGATTATAATTTAGTTAGGGCAACAAGGAAAAATATCTAATGATAAAAAATTTTGCTAAAGATTATCAAATTGATTCTGAAGAATTAAATGGATTTTATATTGGTGTTGTAGAAGATAATAATGACCCATTAAAACAAAATAGAGTTAAAGTAAGAATTTTTGGAGTTCATACTGAAATTAATACTAAATATGATATTGATGGAATATTAACAGAAGAACTTCCTTGAGCAAATCCTATTAATAATAACATTGAAGGTTCAATTTCTGGTAATGGATTTTGAAATGTTCCTTTAAATGGTTCTCATGTTATAATATTTTTTCTTAATGGAAATATTTTATCTCCTTGTTATTTGGGATGTATTTCTGGAAAATATTTAGAAAAACCTAATTCTAAAACAGGATTTTCTGATCCTAATGAAATTTATCCAACTGATAATTATATTAATGAACCAGATGTTCATAAATTAGCTAGAGATGTTTCTGAAAATACTATTGTAGATACAAAAAATTCTAATTTAGAATCTTCAATTCCTATTGCATTTTCTGGTAATTGAAATGAATTTGAATCAGCATATAATGGAGTTTATCCTCATAATTCTGTATTAAAATTTCATGGTGGATTAACATTAGAATTTGATTCAACACCTAACAATGAAAGATTTCACTTATATCATCCTTCTAATACATATATAGAAATTGATAAATTAGGAAATATTGTTATTAGAAATAATTATAATAAACAAGAAATAGTTGAAAAATCAAAATATGAATATATAAAAGAACAATCTTATGAAACAATTGAACAAGATAAACATATTAAATTAAATGCTAATTTAAATGAAGAAATTACTGAAAATGAAACTGTTCAAATTCATGGCAATAAAGATATTACTATAGATGGAAATGAAGAAAGATTAATTTCTGGCAATCAATCAATTACTATTGAAGGCAATCAAGATGTTAATATTAATGGAAATTGTAATATAACAGTAGGAGGAAATTCTACTATTAATACTTCTGGTGATACTACTATTACTTCAGGAGGTAATATTACAATGACAGGAAGTGAGGTTCAAATAAACTAATGCCAGCTATATGTAGAATTGGAGATGTTGGAGTTGGAATTTGTAATTGTCATGATAGTTCTATTAATACTTCTGGTGTTATAGTAACAGGTGCATCTATATCCTCTGTAGAAGGACAAAATATTGCCCGTATTGGTGATATAGTGTTAAGTAGTTGTGGACATACTGGAATAATAATAGTGGGTTCTAATGATAGTGTATGTGAAGGATCTCCTATTGCAAGAGTAGGAGATAATTTTTCCGGTTGTTTTACTGGAATATTAGTTTCTGGCGCATCAACTGTATCTGTAAATTAAATATAAATAATAATAAAGGAAATTTTTAAAATGCCAATTTATTCTGATCTTGATATTTCTTTAAATGCAAAAAGAGATGGTGATGTAAATATTAATTTTGAAGAAGAAGCCATTAATAATGCATTATTGAATATATTTACTACAATACAAGGTGAAAGAAGAATGTTACCTACTTTTGGATGTAATATTTTTCAATATCTTTTTGATCCTTTAGATGACACTACAGCTTATGCTATAGGAGAAGAGTTATTTAATGCATTAACATATTGAGATTCAAGAGTAGTATTAGAACAAATTAAAGTAATACCAAAATATGATTCAAATTTTTATAAAATTACAATTAAATATTATATTACATCAGATCCATTAAATTTAAAAGAATTTAAATGAATTTTAAAAAGAAGTTAGGAGACAAAATAAATGACTTATATAATGCCAGATTATTTAAATTTGGATTTCAATACATTTAAAGAAAATGTAATTAATTCATTAAAAGAAACTGAAACATTTAAGGATTATAATTTTGAAGGAAGTAATATTTCTGTATTAATTGAATTGATTGCATATTTATCTGAATTAAATACATATTATCTTAATAGAATTTCTAAAAATTTATATTTTGATTCTGTTGATATGTATGAAAATGCTAATAGATTAGCTAATTTTGTTGGATATTCACCAAAAGGTTCTATTGGAGCTAATACTTTATTAACAATGGAAATTACAGCAACACCAGGAATATATTCTTTAAATGAATGAAAACAAGTTTCTTCTACAGAAACAACAGATGATGGAGATAAAATTTATTATGTTATATTAGATAATAAATCTTTTACTGTTGAAGAAGAAGGATCATATACAATTACTGATATTTTTGCAAAACAAGGTGAAATTCAAGAATTATCTTTTACAGGTGAAGATATTATTGATAATATTCTTTACTTACCTTTTGTTGATTATGGATATGATGATAATTTAAATGATATTTATGATACAATTATTTTAACAGTAAATGGCGATGAATGAACAAGAATAAATTCTTTTTTTGATTCTTCTTCTCCTTATGCTAATGTAAATACCGTATATCAATTTAAATATAATAAATATAAAGAATATATTATTGAATTTTCTGGATTGAAATCTGTTCCTTCTGAAACAGATGAAATTGAAATTAGATTAATAAAAACATTAGGAAATGATGGAAATGTTTCAGCTAATACAATTACAGAATTAGAAGATACAAATTATTTTCAATTTTTATCAGATGATAATATTGTTTCTATAACAAATGAAAGTGCATCAAGTGGTGGAAAAGATGAAGAAACAATTGATGAATTAAAAATTTCTGCTAAAAATATACTTAATGCTCAATATAGAACAGTAAATAAAACAGATTATAGATCAATTTTTAAATTAAAATCAAATGTTCAAGAAGCTATTGTATGAGGAGAACAAGATGCAAATTCCACTCCTAATACAGTAGATTATAATAAAGTTTATTGTTCTATTATTCCTACAGGAGAAGTAAATACTTGATCAAATATTACTGTTTCAAGTCATT